GCCATAACGCGCTGTGCACGTTTGATGCTGCGATTTCGCCAACGGATATACTCTTGCAGGTTTATGCCTTCGGTTCCCATGTCGATTAGGCCCTGAATTTCCAGTGCCGGTATAAGCCGTTCAGTCGCAAATGAGGAAATACTTTCACCGGTAGCACTTAGCATCTGTAACGTTGCTTTAATGACTACCGAAGACATGGTGTCTCGTGCCGGACGTTTACTCGTTTCCACGTTCTGATGCATCCTTTTCTCTGAGCAAAGTGAAGTCTGATTTCAGCAGGCCACCTGTTTTTACTTCGAGTTCATATTGACGGTTTTCTGGAACCTCTTCGCCCCATTGATAAACCGCACTACGAGTGCAGTTCAGAAGATTACAAACCTCCTGAACGCCACCCAAAGCTGATAAAACGGCTGTAGTTTTCATGCTCGGAATGATAAGTCAGCTTATCAGAATCGTCTACTTTATTTATCATTTTTGCCGGATCTTTTACATATGCGCCTGTATAGCCAGCTGTACATAACTGTTTTATGATGCTCTGTATGAAAAAACGTGGTGAATGGCTCAAAGAACGCCGTGAGGAATTGAAAACCCTCAATAAGCGAAAGTTTTCTATGCGTGCTGTGGCAGAACGCGTAGGAATTTCCAGTGCTGGTTTGTCTCATTTAGAAAACAGTGACGCAATGCCATCTCTGGATCTCGCTATGAAGATTGCCAGGGAGTTAGATCGTCCAGTGGAATGGGTGCTCACCGGTTCAGATAACTACAGCCATAATGGAATACCTGTAATTGGTACAACCGTGACTGGTCCTGATATTGACTGGATAAACAATACTGGAAGAGGATCAGACCACCGCGAATATGTTGATATCCCGGTAGCAAACAGAAGGCTTTATGGATTGAAGGTTACAGGGGATTCGACATTGGGGTATAACGAAGGGGAAGTTGTTATCGTTGACCCGGATGCCGAGCTGGTTACTGGCGAGGATGTGGTGTTCGTCTCATCATACAAAGAAGACTCATCAGTTAAAATTCTTGCCAGTGAAAGGGTTGGGAAAGTCTATCTGGACTCTCCAACTGACCGAAACCAGCGTTTGATAAGGGATCTTGACGAAATTATTGTGATTCACCCTGTGATTTTTGTGGCTAAATCTCATACAGTGAAATCGAAATGATATATAGGACTTAGCTTATTTTGCTAAGTTAGCTGATCACTAGTATTATGTGGCGTAATGCTCGTGACCATTAGCTTTAACTTTCCCGCAACTGTTCAAATTTTGAACATTTCCGGGTCCGGACAAATAAAAAACCCCGGATGTGGCGTCCGGGGCTTTCAGGGCGAAACAGGTTTACATCAACTCGCAATAACGTGATTGGCTTTCACTACACGAGTCAACACAAACGCAATGTAGGAGTTGATTGTAGTCCGTTTCGCCGTATCTGCGCAACTGCGCAGCGTTACTTTTTGGGCGAAACAATGAAATTAACGGATTTTTTTCAACATAAATTCAATTCTGACCCTTTTTTACTGCTGGAAGAAGCGTTTAGCGAACTGGATTCATTGGCCTCCGCTGCGGGGATCAACTGGGGAAAATGCGCCCATGAAGTCCAGCTGACGACTACCAGAAGCCCCTCTGCCGAAAAATTCTCTAAATATACTGGTCACGGGCCAGCGGTCACTGATCTCAAAGTAAAAGGCAGAGTAGAAATTTACTCTCGCATGGAAGTTAGCAAGGACGGCATTAAATACCCGTTTGTTAACTTCATACGCAAAGGTAAGGACGCTGGGGTTTGGAATGGCTTCCAGTTTCTTATCTCTGAATTCCGCCGCTATCAGCAGCAGCATGGTGGGACCGTGGTCCCACTTTCACAGCATGAAATCGCACAGCGGCAGCGGGCAGAAGCCAGGCGCATTGAGCGTGATCGCCAGACTCAAATCGCTAATCTGTTAGAGAGCCAGCGACGAGATGCAGACCTGAATGAATACCTCCAGTTTGCTAATGCATTCGCTAATTCTGCTGCCGAAGATGGCTCATGGCCATATGCTGTAAAGAAAGGTATTAGCCCTGTTTTTTCTTTTTGTAATGTTCGCCGTGTTACCTATTGGGACCACGGTCCCAATGATAAAAAGATTAAAAAACAAACTGTTATGGCTATACCGCTTTCTCATATTGATAGCCGTTATGATGGTCGTATTGTTGGCTGGCAGCGTATTACCTCCAGCAACGTGAAATTACAAACACGTGCTGTCGATGCTGGCGAATTCTCCGGTTCCGGGCATGTTATAGGCAACCTTCGCAGTGCGAAACGTGTTTGTGTCGTAGAAGGATTTGCAACCGGCGCATCGGTTTTTATGGCTGCGAAGAAGCGGTTTGACGCTGTCATTGTTGCTGTATCAGCGAATAACGTTATCAAAGTTGTCGAGCAGATCTATAACCTTTATCCAGCTATAGAAGTCTGGTGTGCCCTGGATAATGATCAGCAATCTGCACGAAAAGGCAAAGGTAATACCGGTTTGAAGGTTGGGATTGAGGTGATGAAAAAATTTCCTCAAACTCGCTGCACTTTCCCTATTTTTCACCCGGACGAACTGGCTGCGCATGACTACCAGTTAAATGACTTTAACGACCTGCACGCTCTGAAAGGTCTTACCGAGGCTAACAGCCAGCTATTTTCTAAAAAGAACCGTCTGGTGTTACCTGCAAATATTTTCGATGCTGAAATGATCGCGCTCACCGTTGCACCAGTCGCTGATCGTCGCGCTTTCTCACGTCAGCTTGTACGCTGCGTTGATGCCGGTATGACCCAATGCCCATCGAAGCTATCTCCCCAAGAATTGATTTCACTGATAAAAATGAAACTCGATGAGCTGGGCGCGGATAAGGCTCTGTTCGGTACTGTCTATAATCGTGTAAAGCGCGCATTTAAACAGAAATGCGATAAGGCGCAGGCATTTCGTTCATTCAGCGAACGTATTACAAATCCATCATTACGCCCTGATCACATTACTTATAAGCGGTTTGAAACCCCTCATATGACCCAGGCAGTTCTGGATCATATAAAGTCTCTCAATGGGCCGGTTATCGTACGCGCCGGCATGGGTTCTGGAAAATCCAAGCATCTGCTGCGCCCTATGATGCATAGCGCCGAGCGCGGCGTTTCGGTAGCGCATCGAGTTTCGCTTATTGGCGGCCTGTGGGACATGATGACACGTGCAGATGACGGACTCCGTAAGAATGCCGATATTCTGCATTATCAGGACCCTGGCTATCAGGATCTGGCCCCATATGCCAGCAAGCTAACTATCTGCATTAACTCTATCGTCAAAGGTTGCTGGCAACCTTTAATGAAGAAACACGACTTCTTTGGACTTGATGAGGCTACACAGGGTCTGCGCGCCACGTTGTCAGGAAAAGCGATGGCACACCCTGTAGACGTTTTCAACCGCCTGATCGATGCCATCGCCCATAGTGAAGAACACGCGCTACTGGTTGATGCTGACGCCAGTGATATTCTCGTTGACCTGTGCGAACTGGCTCTGGCCAGACGTGAGCAGGCGGGGCTATCAACCTGGACGCAGATACACGTTATCGAGCTTCCTGTCGATGTTAAGTTTAAAACTGCTAATGGCCAGCGCGAAGCACGGCGCGTTTTATATACCGATACCGACCGCATTATGGTCGAAGTCCTCAAAGCAGTTGCGGCAGGTGAAAAATTTCTGCTGGCAACCGACTCGACGAATTTCGCTGAGCAGCTGCTGCTGCAACTGCGAGATCGCTGGCCAGAAAAGAAATGGCTATACGTCAGCCAGGATACGAAACCAGATCAGGAAGTCGTGGCCTTTACCGACTCACCTAATCTGCGTGCCAAATTATATGATGGCCTGATTTATAGCCCGGCTATCAGTTCTGGCGTCTCCATTGAAGAAAAGCACTTTACCCGGCATTTTGGATGCTTCTGCGGCCAGGTTGTTCCGTCTGATGCTATCCAGATGCTGCGTCGTGACCGTACAGCTACCGAGTTCCTTGTCGGACTAAACAAGCTGCCTGGCGTGCGGGAAGAAAATGCCGAAAGTATTCGCCGTGGCTTCCTTCAGGCGCTGCTGGAAACAGCTGAGATCAACGACGAATTCACAGACGCAATCCTTGATGGAGATCGCCTGTCTCTCGGCCTGGCTGATACCACCTATGTCCGAATGAAATTTAAAGTAGCGGCTATGGAAGCGCAGGCCCGTAACGACTTTGCAAATAATCTTATCTGTATCCTTTACGCCGACGGCTATCAGGTAAGCCATCTGGCTGAAAATGAGCAAGCCAGTGCAAACGGCAAAGAATTGCGTAAGATTTCAAAAGAGCGCGTATGGGACATGACGGTCCTCCGCCATATGGACGCTGAAACACCTGATGAAGGCGAACGCGATGAGCTTCTGGCCAAACGTTCTCTCTCGGAAGATGAGCAGGCTCAGCTGGCACGCTGGGACATAGAAAACGAGCTGAAGCTGGAAGTTAGTCCAGAGTCGTTGAAATTCCTCCTCGATGGCGGTAAGAAGCGATTGACCCTGGCTGAACTAATGACAATGGATGAAATGACTGCCGCACGTATCGATCGCGAACAGCAGGCAGTTTCATTCACGTATCAGTTCAGAAAAGGACCAAAAAATGAGTTCGTCACCATTACTGCCCTGAACCGCGAAATCGCTGACCAGCAGTTCGCACGCATGCAGCCTGGCATTACAGACTATAAAGTACAGAGCCGCCCGGTTCTGGAGGTGACTCAACGCACGTACGCCTCTATCCACCGTAAAGTTGCTCGCGAGTATTTCACAACGTGTGGTATTGATCCCGATACCGGCGCTGGCGAAGCCAGCCAGGAGGGTATGAAAGCTGCAATGGAAAAACTGATGGATGCCAGCACGGCTGACCGATTCAACAACGTGCTGCGGTTTGGTGGTTATATAAACCCGAAAGGCCGCGCCAAACGCCCTGAGACTGTTTTTAAGCAGATCTGTGAGTCATTCGGCTACCGTACTGAGAAACGCCGTCTGCCGCGCTCTCAGGGCCTCGGTTACGTTCATTCCATCGTTCCCGACTCATGGTTGTTCATTCACGATATTCTCGCCCGTCGTGCCGCTGATTCACAATCATTCTGCATGATGAAACTGGATGCGGCCGCGCCGGAAATATCGGATCTCGATTGTGGATCTTCTATAGATATTGGATCTCAAGTTGGATCTGTCGATATGACCTTTACTGAAGCGGTAACACAGACGGTTGAAGACGCTATAGCCTCAATGCCTGTGCCTTTTGCATGGGTGCGTACAACTCTGAGCCGTGATGAGTTGACTCAACTTGCCGCCATGCCCCCACGGTTGATTCAGGCGACGATTGCAGGGCTATTCATGGCCGAAAACATAGGTCAGCTATCGTCTGGCCAGTACGATGAGCTTAAGCTCCTACAGGCGGTTTGAGAAGGGTGTATGTCTATCACTGACTTTTTGGAAGAGTTGGACTTCTACCAGTTAAGATTACTCAAGAGTCAGGCCCTGCCGGAGAACAGCTTGTTATTTGCTAATGTTCAGAAGGGTAAGCCTGATAACCATGAGTTATTTTTTTAAAGCTTTTAGCATAATCGAGTGAAAACGAATCTTGATTATGATCATAGAATCGGTCAGCAATCTGTTAATAAAAGCATTGCGAGATGCTATATGACGAAGCATAATTCGCCCTGAGCGAAGTCTTGTCAGTCCTAACAAACAATGATTAGGGCGCAAAAAAACCACCCTGGCAGGTGGTTTTTTTGTTTTATTTCTATTAGTTACATAACAATAGACACGCTGATATTGCTGATGTCTACCGACCAACCACTTTGACTACCCAATGGGTATCCCAAAAGGGTTAGAAGGATTATGCAATAACTCAATCTCTTCATGTTGCCACCTGAAATCGCGGGGCGGCATCCTTCAGTATCTGCGCTTTATCTGAAGGAGCGACTTTTTGAGCGAAGCCTTGCCACCGATAAAAGTGTCCTGTTTTAACGCAAAGTGATATTGGCAGATCACCGAACAGGAGCCTAGAAACATACAACATCTTGTTTCTTGGCCGCATTCTATGTTCTATATGTTGTTATTTGCATCAAAGATGTTTGCAGTTTTATTGATGCAGAACAAAGTAAAAAGGAGATGGTACAGAGGACAGGCTTTGTAGCTAATAAGATTTTTTAAACGAAAATTTTAGGCCATTAACCACTACGCCACCCGCGGGTGGCGTAGTGTGAAATTTTTACTTTTTATTCTCTGGGAAGTACGTTATCCAAGCTAATCGCATGGCCTCTGGAATATTTTTTGCGTGACCACTCCATGCATAGTTTTGTCCATCAAACTCAAATTTAATAACCCAATGGCCTTCATCATTCCTAGATGGAGCAGAGAAGCGTGGACGCAATATAGTGTTCTCTTTAGCAAGATTCTCGGAGACTTTTTCATCACCTATCTCTTTCGGTAATCTATCTTCTTCTTCAATCGGCACATCTATATCATTTTCATCGACATAATCATTCAGCTCTTCATCCCCAAAATCCTCCGGATGGTCGTCGTTGTTCAGGACGATAGCAGGCTGCTCATCAGTTGTTTCATACCAGCCATTTTCCTTGACCGTTTGTCCCAGCGCGTCAGATGCAAAGTCCAGGTAACGTTTAACCAAAAGTGGATTAAATCCTGCTTTTCTGAGCACGTTAGTGTTAATCACGGCTTCCGGTTGTTCCTCCACCAGCTGCTTCACGGCATTATGCAGACGAACGCCTGCATCGCCTCGTGCAAACCCGACCATTTCGCCGTCCAGTTTCTGAAGCCCAGCCAGTCGTTTGTTTTCTTGGCCTTTCCCCGGTCGCCAGCTGCGAGAGAAATTATGCAGTTTGAACTGTTTATAATGCAGCTGAGTATTCTCATCGTCATGCCCCAAAATTTCAGAGAAAAATACGTCCTCATCTACGTTTTGCCAGCGCGTGTCATGGCGGAACCAGGCTTCGTATGCAATGCGGGCATAGATGGCGCGGGTATCTTTAAACACTCGGCGATCGTCGCCGAAAAATTCTTTCGCAAAGGCGTTAAATGGAGCGGCCAAAATGGTGTTAATTCTGGCATTAGCTGAGCGATAACTGTCATCCAGCATCGTTCTGATTCCGTCAAAGTCTGCGGCAGCTGGTGCACTACGCAATTGCTCTAAACGAGCAACAAACAATGCCGCATCACAAAGGGTATAGATTGTTCTCCCGGTATCTTCGCCAGTGCGTTTCTTCGCTTGCCCATAGAACTTGACCTGGTATCGATCAATAGCTTCAAATTCACCCTGTACCATAATCTCTATCATTCTGCGGCCAGATACAGCTGCCAGTGCAAAGGCTAGCGGTGCAAGGGTAGCTCTGGACGTCCCTGTAGGGATGAATTCTGGCGTGATAATGTCGATAACACGCTGCATATAACGCGGGTAATCGACAAGAACCGTCGACCGTTTCTTTTCACCAAGCACTTCATCCCAGCGTTTCTGTAGTGATGCCCGCTCGGCAGAACTCAACTGTAGGTGATACAGAATCTCATGGTTAACCTTTAGGTTCCCCAGGTCATCGAGAAGACTTTCACCCTGTTGGAACGCCCGATACATTTCTTCTTGAGCTGGCTTCCAGTCGTCGGTACCGAGAGAGCCTATATAAACGCTCCATTCAGGATATTTTTGGATTAGCCTGGCATACTTTTTCACTGATACGGGGCCTGGCTTAATAGATGATAGAGCTTCAGCAAGAGGCATTATTTCCCTTAACCGGTTCTGCAATGCTCCTAATTTTTGACGAATCTCCGCCGCAGGGGCCTCTAACCAGCTGTTTAGTTCCTCAGCATACATAGAGTAGCGCTCTGCCAGGCGGCTAACTGTTTGCGAGAAACTATGATGAAGCCTGTCATCAAATTGTTTTCTAATCCGGGTCATATAAGCATTGTAAGTATTTGCTGTAATTCGATTTTTTAAACCGTTTCCGCGATACTTCCGCTTATCCATGTATAAGGCATTTTTTACTTTTGATGCGAGAGCTTTAAATTTTCTAGTTTTGTCGCCTTGAGGAATATCGGCTTTATCGATCTCGTTCACTTCCGTAACAAGATTACTAATTATTTCCCCAATCC